GAGCGTCAGAAAGGGATGGCCAAAAAGTTAGAAATTTGTCCACTGTGCACTTCTCCGGAAGAGTTATGTGAATGTTGTCCACGTGCAAAGGAACACGCCCTCCAAAAGGCTGAAGCCGATGCCAAAGCAGAAGCTGAATCTGCACTTAAGGAGGCTGACCAAGCCGCCATTGCTGCAGAGAAAGAGAAGCTGGACAAGCAATCGAGTGAGGAATGCACTGCCCTCGTGGTGTACAAACCGTTAGCTCTTGATTCACAAGCTGGAGAGACTTCAGATAATGAAGTTGAACCTCTGATTGCCGAATTGATTCGGCTTGATTCAGAAACCCGTGGAATCTTATCGAAAATCCCGCCTTGGGTATTTGACAATAAGTACATGACACAACTCCTGCTCTTCTGTAATCGACACCAGATTAAATATATGGTCCTCGAGGATCTAAATTCCATGGTTGTCGTTATTTGTTTATTAGCATACCTATTTCTATGGGTCACATGGTTACCTTCTATGTTTTTCCCCACTGCACTTTTCTGTGTATGGGTGTTTTACCGTAAGTACCACCTTCTTCGACAAGAAATTGGCCGCCGGATTGAGCGGGCACGTGGATTGTCTACCCTCGTACGTTCTACACTTGTTTCACAGGATGTTAAAGAACTTATGTACAGAAGTGTTGCACTATACGCATTCTATCGTCTTATTAAGATGGGCGTAGCACACATGATGTTGAAAAAGAAGGAGGCTAAACTTACAGCTGAGAAACAAAGGATAACCGTTAAGTGTACTGAAGAAAAACCCGAGATAGTATTCATACCTGAACACTTCCGAGCCCTCTCAAGTGCTGCTACCTTAGAGCAGATTAAGCAAGAGGCAGAGGATATGTGGAAAGGAACTCTCGATGAACATGGGAATATTAATCCTGCAGTATTTGATGATATCAAATTACGAGAGTCGCAAGTGAATCCTTGGGCGGATGTCAGTATTACTGAGCTGCCACGCTCTTCCACGAAAAGACACTCTTTACCGGGTGAATTGACCAGTCTAGTTTCAAAAAGCTTGTACTTCATGACTGTGTACCGTGAGAATTCAGTGGCGGTTTGTGACGCCATATTCCTAAAGAGCGTTTACGTTCTTATTCCCAACCACATGTGGAAAGACGACGAGGAACTTAAGGTCGATTTCCGTGGAAAAGGATCCAGATGTATAGGAAGCACAAAGAAAGTTGTGCTAAGTAAAGCTACTTCAGTGAGAATACCTGGTACTGATTTGAGCGTGTGTTACGCGCCAAATACCGGGGTTCATCGAGACCTACTCCCATATTTATTTGACGAGAGGGTTGAAAACTCGAAATTAACTGAAGTTCCAGCTCACATGGTCTACCGAACCGAAGAAGGAGAGATTAATCTCTACCGCTCACTTTTGTTTCCGGGAATTGTCACATCCAAATGTGGTGAGTACCCGGGTTATCATTACAAGTTGAGTGAAGATACGTTCGATGGTATGTGTATGGGAACTTGGATTACCAACTCAAAATACGCTTGTATTGTTGGATTCCATTTAGCTGGTAAGACCGGTACCCCTCGGGGTGCTGCAGGCACAGTTTCCTGCGAACAGGTCGAAAAAGCCATTGCATCTTTATCCGATATTCCTGGTGTGGTAACAGCCAAAGGGTACGGGACGTTGTTGACCGAACAATATGGTAAGGAGTTTTTCCTAGAACCTACAGTTCATCCTCGATCACCAATCAATTATCTCACTCACGAGACTAATATTGACTTTTATGGTCAGGTGATAGGTCGACAATCGTCTACAACCTCACGTGTTAATCCCACTATCATTTCTGAATTCGTATCAGAAGAATGTGGTGTGGCACAACAATGGGGAAAACCTAAGTTCCACAGATGGAAGCCTTGGCAAGAATCACTTAGCCATTCTGCTAACCCTAGCAGAGGTGTTGGTGGTGTTGTCATGGTTAAAGCCGTCACAGATTACGTCGAGCCGCTGATCAAGGGTCTCACTGCTGATATTGCAGTTGATGTAAAACCTTTGACAGACATGCAGACTGTGTGCGGCCGGGATGGTGTCAGATTCATTGACAAGATGCCTCCTAACACGTCTTGTGGTTACCCTTTGGGCGGGAAGAAACGAGATATCCTAACTCGTCTCGACCACGAAGAATTCCCGGAGTTCGCTTGCCCAGCAAAACTCGATCCCATCGCGTGGGATGAAGCTGAACGCATCGAACAATGTTATTTGAAAGAAGAGAGAGCCTACCCTGTTTTCAAGGGTTGCCTCAAGGATGAACCAACACCCCTTATTAAGGATAAGGTGCGAGTTTTTCAAGCTGCACCGATTGGTTTCCAATTGCTTATTAGGAAGTATTACCTTCCTGTAGCTCGCTATCTTTCACTCCGACCACTCATTTCTGAGTGTGCTGTCGGTATCAACGCTCAAGGTCCTGAATGGGACGCGTTAACACGACATTTGCGGAAACATGGTTCCGAACGAATTCTTGCAGGAGATTATTCAAAATACGATTTGCGTATGCCGGCACAACTCGTGCTTGCCGCTTTCGATGTATTGATGACTCTTGCACACGCTTCCGGTAATTACACCGAACGAGATCTGTCAATT